GTCGTAATACTCCACCTTCATCATCCCTGAGAATATCACGTTGTCGTTTTCGCCACGAAGCTGAGAGACGATGAACTCATAGACCCGGAGACTGCCTCTCACATTTATATCGTCTATCTCTAAACGGAATTTCTGTTCCTCTACACCAGCCGAGTTAACCCGTTTATATGGAGCAATATCCCAACCGAAGCCATTAGGGAAACCGGATATAAACGTATGGGAACCCACTCGTTTCTTGAATAAAACATTCCCACGGAACCATGACTCATCAAATATGGCACGACCGTCGGCCTTGATCTCCCAGCCCTTGCCGTCCATGCCGTCGAGGAAGATGGAGGAGCCTATCTTCTTGTCGAATAAAATATCCTCATGGGCGATATCGGGAATGTCCTTACGAAGGTAACGTTTGTCGTTATCCTGTTTTACCTTGTTTATCTCATATAATGTCCGCAGAGCGGAGAAAACGTTCTCGTCCGAGGCGGCGGTAGTATCCTCTTTCTTTATGATATACACCCCGAAAGAACCGCTACCTTGGTTGACGTACGTGTTATCCTTATATTGGATATTCTCCAACTTACGCTCCAATTCCCCCAACCGGGAGTAAGCAGCGCTCTCTCCTACCGTATAAGAAGGCGAATCATATGGGATATCAAGTTTTTTCTCGAAACCCAATACCCTAGATTCCCGCCCATTCTCAAAATAGGCCTTATTGATAAGCCTGACACGCTGTCCTACGGATAGATCAATCGCCTTTTCCGGGTTCAATATACCATTATTCTCATCGTAGCCGGAAGCGTAGTATGAGTTAAGGACGCATGTGTAAGTGGAAGGGTCCGACACGACCTTGGCCTTATACTCTATCGTCCTTCTCAGCAATTCCTCTTCCGCCTGCGGGATAAGGGTGTCACTTACGTATTGCGTGTCAAAATTGTATAGGATATATTTGTTCCCCGCCCCCGGTATAAGAGGGCTTTCCGGCAATGTCTGGCCATAGGAGTCATTACGGACTATCTCGAACACCTGAGCCTCCGGATCATCCTCCGGCAGTCCTTCCGGATTGAATCGCAAGGCGAAATCCATGCCTGACAACGGCCCCGTCTGGAATACGACACGAAGCTCTTTGCCGGGAAGCACGTATTCCTCGGAGAAGGACAATCCCGAGTCCTTGAACCGATAGACGGTGAATGTCTCCGATGTCCCGTCCTCGCCCTCCTCCGTGACCTCCTTCGGTATCACCTCGGTTATCGTACCTATCTTACGAGGGTATATATCGTCGAATATAACGACCGCCTCCACTATTTGATCCTCGGTCAATCCCTGTACCACGTCCACGTAGGGGGTTTCCTTAGGGAGCATGAGGCGTTTTTGCACCACCCCTTGCACCACCGTACCGGATCCCCACTTGCGATAGCCGGAGGGGATATTTCTCGTTGAGCCGAAAGCGTACAGGCGTGTGGCGAACAGGTCTTGGCTTTGGCTCCTTGGCATGGACACTACCTGCCTACCTATCTCCAGATCTACGGGATCGCCACGCTCTATCCTACCTATATATATCTTGTCACCCTCTACCCACCACTCGCACTCCCACGCCTCGGCAATCTTGGTAAGGGCATCCACGATATTCGTGCTGTCGTATTGCACGAGCTTGGCGACAGCGTCAACGGAGCTATCGACAACGGCTTGGTACTCCTTGCCGTTATACCTGAATCCCAGAGATCGCAAATTGGATACGACAATGCTTAGGTGGGCCTCCGGAGCACGTGTAAGGCTCCATGACGCTTCCTTGTTACCTTGCCTATCGTAAAATAGGATATGATTCTTCCATCGGTAATAATGCGAGTCGAATCGCACGCTATAGTCGTATCCGCCTGTGGATGCGTTGAATGTCGGATATGTCTTGCCAGTTACGCAGAAAACGCTACCTTCATAATCGATATTGTCTCCGATCTCCAGTTGTACCGGATCGGACAAGGAGAACACGAGGTTCACATAGTCCTCTTTCATCAACTCAAACCGACGTACCGAACCCGTTTCTATCGATACCGACAACTTGACTCTACCAGATATGTCCTTAATCTCGATCATGAACTCAAAGTTCACGCATATAAGGGGGATGGCAAAAAATCAAGCGGACCTAAAAAAAACAATGGCGGGATTGTTGTAATTTTGTTGTAGGAGGAAATAAAAAAGCCCGAACCGAAAGGACGGAACGGGCTTAAGAGAGAAAAATAATTTTATTTTACTTTTTATTCATTTCTACGAATTTACCACTATTCTCCCATATCATAATGAAAGTATTTAATGAAGATCCATTTAATGAATTAACTTCTATCATTTTATATCCATACAAGAAAGCAAAAGGGAAAGAATATCCATCAGGCTTATACATAGCTATAACCATATATTTACCATTAGCCACATTCTCAAATATATTAACTCCTACCGTATTGTTGGAGATATATTTAGGAGTCAAGGCTGTTCCATCCTTTAATACAATATGTCCATCATTAGCCATTGCATTAACCGATGCCTCTTTATCAAAGTTTTTAGCATCCTCATAATCATATAAAGCTACAATACTAGGAGAAGCAATCTTTGTATCATCCATATTTTCATATTTCCAATACAAATTAATCATCACCGTTTGAGAACTATTATCACCTTCCTCATCATCTCCACAGCCCGTAAAAACAAATAAAGCCAATAGCATTGACCATAAATAAAATACTTTATTCATTGTAAAATGTATTTAAGTTAATAATGGCACAAATCTAGCAACAATATTTAACAGGACAATATATTTATGGGAAAAACATCAATAAAGATTATAAAAAAAGACCGCCTTTCAGCGATCCGTCACCTTATCATGGTATTATTTACTCATCCTTACCATTTTCCATCGATAATGTTAAATCATTTCTTTTTCCCGAACAGCTCGGAGTGGCTTCCGATCCTGACAATTTCCACTATGTCAGACACCGCATCTATCCAAATAAGAAGAAAGTCGTTGCCTACATGACACTCCATGCAGTTCTTGTAATTGCCTATCAACTCATGGGGCTTGTACTTGCTTGGAATGGATTCCCCTTTCTTTAGCTTGTCCAAGACTTCAAACAAGGCTTCCATCAGCTTGATGTTGCTGCGGTACTTCTTTAAGTCTTTCTTTGCCTTCGTACTGTAATGGATCGTTTTCATTCTATCTCGTCCAATGATTTCATGAAGGCATCAAAACTGCTTACGTCTATCGTCCCGGCATACTTTCCAGAACGAGCCTCGTTTATCGCCGCTATCGTTTCCTCGTTTGGCTCGGAGTATACAGCGTCCATCAAGGTGCTCTCTACAAAATTATTCAAACTCCTGTTCGCTTTCTTGGCTTGTTCCTGCAATATTTGCAACAAGTCCTCACGTAAACGGAACGATGTTTGCTTTCTTATTACTGCTTCCATATTACTTCTGTATTATATTGTATCGCAAAGGTAATGCATTGTATGCAGAAAACAAACTTTCATGATTTTTATTTTGAGATCATTGAAGATAACATCATTCCACCTTTATCTTCAATGGGTGTCCGCAATTAGGGCACTTATACCCACCA